ATTTAAAAGATTACAATGTGATAACATATACTAAACCGGAACACGTTACTCAAATGCAATATTCTGCTGCCAGTATGTTATTAGGTTCAAAAAGTGATATGTTAGTTTGTAATCGTCTTAGCACATTTGCAGAATGTATGTGGTGGTTTGGTGGTTGTAAAGCAACCACAATACCTGTTTTTTAAAATAAACAAACTATAAAAAATCATACTTAATGTTTATTTTAGCCATATTTTTTATTAATTTTAAGTAAAAATAATAAATATGGATAAATTCGCATACGGGGTTGAAGTTCATACAGACATGATAGTTCAAATAGTTAAATCGATTAATTGTAAAAATTATTTAGAATTAGGTGTGTACGACGGGTCAACTCTTGAAAAGGTTTCAACGGTAGTACCTAGAGTAATTGGTGTTGACATTAATGATTTTAGAAAAAATAAAAATATAGGTGAATTTCATCAAACAACAACACAAAATTTTTTAAACAATTTTAATGAAATAGTTGATGTGATTTTCATAGACGCTGACCATTCCTTTGAAGCGGTTAAATTAGATTTTAAAGCTTCACTTAAAAATTTAAATGAATTTGGGATAATTATGCTACACGACACCGACCCAATTTCTGAAAAATATATATCTAGAGAACATTGTGAGGATTCTTATAAAATCATAGATTGGATTAAAACTGAATATCCAGAGATGGATGTTTTTACTTTTCCTATATCTGAAGCTGGTCTAACAATTGTTAAACGTTCTAATGATAGACGTGTTAATAAATTTATTAAAAATTAATAATAAATTTATCATGAACAAAGACTATTCAATAATTATACCAAGTAATAGAGATCATTTAAAAGATGAATTAATTGATTATTTAAAAAATATAGGTGAAGAATCTATATGGAAAAACGGTCACGGATACCCATCCTTTTCAAAGTTAATTAATGATTGTGTTGTTGAATCTCCTACAGAAACAATTATAATATGTAATGATAAAGCCAGACCCAAAAAAGAACATATACTAAAAGTTCTAAATCTTTTAGAACAAGGTTATGGGTTTGCTGGATTATATGCGTGGGGTTTTTTTGGATTAAAAAAAGAATTGTTTAGGACTATTGGATTTATGGATGAAAGATTCGTAGGTGGTAATTATGAAGATAGTGATTACATAAGAAGAATGTTAGAGGGGGATATCGCTATGTATAATACATTTGAAATAGATTATATCCAAATGCCATCCGGATGGGACATATCTAAAACTAAAACTCATTTTGATAATAAATGGGAAAATGGTGAGAAATACATAAAACGATTATTATCGGAAGAGGTTTATGATTATAACATAGGTGAAAAAACAAATATAAAATTTCTACCATGGTCTGAATCATTTTTTGGTATTGACGTGGGTAAACCAGAAAAATTCATGGATTACAAAATAAAAGCATAAAATCAAATAAATTTATTAAAAATGACAAATAAAAAAGTTTTATTAGTGGGAGGTTCCGGATATATTGGGGGTCTAACATGTGACTACCTTATCAGGGATGGTTTTGACGTAACGGTTTATGATAATTTATTGTATGAAAATAGATTCTTAAAAGAGGTTAATTTTATTAATGGTGATGTTAGAGATACCGAAAAATTGTATAACGCATCAAAAGATTTTGATGTAATCGTATTAATGGCCGCATTAGTTGGTGATCCCGCATGTAGTGTTGATAATGCTTTGACAGAAGAAATAAACTACAAAGCAATTAAAGATTTTTGTGAAGTAGTATCACCAAATAAACATTTAGTTTTCATGTCGACATGTTCAGTTTACGGAGCACAAGAGGGATTACTTAATGAAGAAAGCAAAACTAATCCTTTATCATCATATGCGGCAACAAAATTAAAATCTGAAGAACATATCTTGGCAAAAGGTGGTACTATCTTTAGACTTGGTACTGTATTTGGGTTAGGGGACACTTATTCTCGATTAAGAATGGATTTAGTTGTCAATGTTTTAACAATGAAAGCAATTAAAGATGGTGAAATTACAATCAATGGTGGAGAACAATGGAGACCTATTATTGCGGTAAAAGATATTGCAGAATATGTTACAGAAGCTTGTAGAATGAAATATTCAGGTATTTTTGTTTTATCAAAAGAAAATGTCATAATAAAAGAATTAGGTGAAAGAATTGTTGATGTGATTCCAAACACAAAAATAAATTATACTCAAATTTCTTTTCAAGATGCTAGAAATTATAAAGTAGATAATTCTAAATCACTTGAGGTATTTCAATACAAAGCAAAAGTAACCGTAGAAGAAGAAGTTTTAAGAATGGTTAAAATGTTTAAAGAAGGTCGTGTTATGGACCCTGAAGATAAAGTATACCATAATGGGGCATTTTTAAAAAATAAAAAAGAAAAAAAAGAATTTGTATGAGTTTAACAAAATTATTTAATGGAGGGGTATCGGTAGACGATAGAGGTTCGGTAAGATTTGTAAACGACTTTAATTTTGAAGGAGTTAAAAGATTTTACCAAGTTGAAAATCACTCAAGAGGATTTATTAGAGCGTGGCATGGTCACAAAAAAGAAGGTAAATATGTTTATGTGACTAATGGTTCGGCACTTGTAGGTATTGTTAATATGGAAACAGAAGAGATTAGTAAATTTGTTTTAAGTTCACAAACACCTAAAGTTTTATGGATACCACCTGGGAATTTTAATGGTTTTAAATCATTAGAAGAGAATACTAAAATTATCTTCTTTTCCACATCAACATTGGAGGAGAGTTTAGGTGACGATATTAGAGAAGACCACGATAAATGGAATATTTGGAATGAAGATTATAGATAAAAAAAATTAAATTATGAAAGTTTTTATATTAGGTAGTACTGGAATGTTAGGTAAATATGTATCAACATACCTTAAAAAATATTATGAAGTGATTGAAGTCAATAGAAACCTAATTGACGGGTCAAACACTTCTGAAAATGAGATAGAAAACACATTATCGGATTTATCAATTAAAAAAGATGATGTTGTGATAAACTGCGTAGGCACGATTAAACCAAGAGTCGATGAGTTAGGAGATTTGAATGCGATTAAAGTCAATTCTGTTTTCCCTAGAATGTTGGCAAATGTATGTGAAAAACTAAATGTTAAAATGATTCACCCAACTACCGATTGTGTTTATACAGGTAAAAAAGGATCTTATACAGAAAATGACACTTACGATGTAAATGACGTTTATGGTATGACTAAAGCGTTAGGTGAACCCAATAATTGTAATGTTATTCGAACTTCAATAATTGGTGAAGAAGTAAACCAAACAAGATCATTAATAGAATGGGTAAAATCACAAAAAAATAATTCAGTTTTTGGTTTTACTAATCATTATTGGAATGGGGTTACTTGTTTACAGTTTGCAAAAATTTGTAAATCAATTATTGATAAAAATAATTTTTGGGTCGGTACTAGACACGTATTTTCAAATACCGTAACAAAAAAAGAATTGGTTGAATATATAAGCCAAGTTTATGATTTAAATATTGTGGTTAACCCAAAAGAAACTGAAGTCCCGTGTGATAGAAGTATAAGTAGTATTTACGAAAATGAATTTGTAATTCCCGACTTAAAAGAACAGTTAAAAGAACTAAAAGAATTTTCCAAATCACTATACAATTAATTTTAACTAATGAATAGAAAAAAACCAACAAATCAAACCCAAGAGGACACATCAACCCCTAAAACAATTTCAAGAAAAGATTTTATTAATTCAATAATTAAAAAGAAACAAAAAAGTAAATTTTTATCAGACAATCAAAAAGAATATTACGACATTTTAGTAAACAATCAAATTACAATTTGTTCAGGACCTGCTGGAGTCGGTAAAAGTTATATCTCTATGAAGGCTGCGGTTGATTTGTTAATGGACCCAAATAATTTTTATGAGAAAATTATTATTGTTAGACCGGCAGTTGAAGCCGAAGAAAAATTAGGTTCATTACCTGGTAATTTAGAAGAAAAATTAGATCCGTATATTTTTCCATCATATTATCTGTTAAATAAAATAATCGGTAAGGAGGCCAGAGAAAAATTAAAAGAAGCTGAAGTTATCGAAGTGTTTGCATTAGCATATATGAGAGGTATGAATATAGACAATTCAATATTGATATTTGAAGAAGCCCAAAACGCAACCCCAAATCAAATGAAATTACTATTGACAAGGATTGGGTTTAATAGTAAATTCTTTATATCCGGAGATTTAGAACAAACTGACAGATATAAAGATAAAAAACAATCGGGTCTTTACGATGCGTTACAAAGGTTTAATGGTGTTGACGATATTGGCGTTTATGATTTTAGAAATGCTAAAAATGTTAGGAACCCATTAATTAGTAAAATATTAGTAAAATATGATGAAGAAAATAGGGATTGAAATTAATGGTGTATTAAGAGATACTATCGGTAAATTCACTCAATTGTATGAAAAGCATATGATTGAGGAAAATGAGACTGATGATAATATGAAGACGTTTGACATTGATATGTCAGGTAATACTGAATTAATTTTAGAAGATGAAAAATTTAAATATGAAATTAAGGGTGAAGTTACTAGTCTAAATTTGATGGACCATTTTACATTTAAATCTGAAGAGGATCTTTACTCTTTTACTTATGAAGATTTTGCTATGCAAATTTTTGGTCACGCCGGATCCACTGAAACGTTTTCTTTTAATGATTTAAATGAAATTTATTTAAAATACAGAGATAATAATGAATTGTTAATTGTTTCAGACGAAATGGGTAAATCTAAACCAGCATCATTATTTTTCCTATCTAAGTTTGGGTGTTTATTAGAAAAAGTAAAATTTTACTCAAATACAACAATTAATTCTATGTGGGATGAAGTAGATGTTTTACTTACGGCCAATCCTAACATATTATTAGAAAAACCAAAAGATAAAATTGTTGTGAAATACGTAACAAATTATAATAAAAATATCAAAGTTGATTATGAGATTGAAACTTTAAAAGATTTTGATGAAGTACTACAAAAATTAAAAATATGTTAAAATTTTTAGGTGAAAATTACTATATAGATGTAGATGAGTTAGAAACTCAAGTCAGTATGTTTAACTCAAAGTTACCTCAAATTTCGGGCGAAACCGAAAATGAACAACAAATTAGTGTAACTCGATATGATACTTTTAAGAATCTAATAGAAGTTGTGTTAACGGAAAGAGAAGAATTAGATGAAAATTTAGGTGTACATGCGGCAAAAAATTTAACAATACCGTTTAAAATTGCATTTAATACACTATTAATTAATAAAATAATAAAAACACTTTAATATGGAATTAGAAAAAATAAAAAAACTTGAGCAATCAATAGAAAATTTAAAAAATAAAAATTCTAGAATTTATTTTTTAGTACAGGATACTAAAGGTAACCCAAAAGCAGGTATAAAATATATTTATGACATCGCATTAACTTTAAGAGATAAAGGATATAATTCTATAATTATTCACGAAACTAACGAATATAAAGGAGTTTCAGAATGGTTAGACCAAAAATATATGGACCTACCTCATCAAGTAATTGAGGGTCAAAATTTAGCAATTTCTCCTGAAGACATTATTGTGATTCCTGAAATTTATGGTCACGTAATGGAACAATTAAAAAATTTCCCTTGTGGTAAAATAGTTTTATGTCAAGCATATGACCACATGTTAGAGACATTAGCACCTGGTGTTAATTGGACTCAGCACGGATTTTATAAGTGTATCACAACCTCAGAATTTCAAAAAGAATTAATTTCCTCAGTAATGAAAAATGTTAGTATTGATGTAGTCGAACCATTTATTTCTGAAGAATTTTCTAAAAAACAAAAACCGTCTAAACCAATAATTTCTATCCACACTAGAGAACCTAGAGACACTGCAAAAATTATTAAAACATTTTATTTAAAATATCCACAATATAGATGGATTACTTTTAGAGATATGAGAGGTATTAAATTAAGTGATTTTTCTAAATTTTTAAAAGATTCATATTTAGCCGTTTGGGTAGATTCTGAATCGGGTTTTGGTACTTTCCCTATTGAATGTATGGCAACAGGGACACCTGTAATAGGTAAAGTTCCTAATTTAAAACCTTCTTGGTTAACGGAAGAAAATGGTGTTTGGACATATCAATTTAACGAAATTGTGGATATCATTGCAAACTTTACACAAAATTGGTTGGAGGATAATATCTCTGAAGAATTATATATTAACATGGAAAATACAGCCAATAAATTTACAGATAAAAGTATTTTTGACAATAGCGTTATTTCTAAATTTGAAGAGTACTTGACTAAAAGAATGGATTCATTTTCAACCCAATTAGAAAAAATAAACGTAACAGAAGAAGAAAATAATTAATTATGGAAACAAATAAATTTGACGTATCGGTAGTATTACCTTTAAGCACATCAAAACATAAAGACTTTGATGTATTTTTTGAAAGATGTATTAAATCATTGCAAATACAACAAGTAGAAATAAACGAACTAATAATTGTACACACTGATGAATTTTCATTAAAAGAATTTTTAGGAAATTTTGATTTTAGTGGTTTAACCGTAAATATGATTGAAAATACTGGAGACTTTGATTTCTCTAGTCAAGTAAATTTGGGGGTTGAAAACGCAAAAAGTAGTTGGGTTTCTGTTTTAGAATTTGATGACGAGTACTCAAGTATTTGGTTTAAAAATGTTGATAGATTTTCTAAGTCATATCCTGAAGTTGATGCCTTTTTACCTTTAGTGGTCGATACTGACGATAAGGGGGTTTTTGTTGGATTTACTAATGAGGCAACTTTCGCAGCAAGTCTTAATTCAGAAATTGGTTACCTTACAAATGAGGTATTATTAAATTATCAAAATTTTCAGTCGAGTGGAATGGTGATTAAAAAAGACACGTATATCAATAACGGTGGGTTTAAACCATCTATGAAATTGACTTTTGTTTATGAATTTTTGTTAAGGTTAACTTACAATTCTGCAAATATTATGACAATCCCTAGAATTGGGTACAAACATATGAATTTAAGAGAAGGGTCTATTTTTTGGAATTATAAAAATGGTGAACAAAAAATAACAGACAATGAAGTATCATTTTGGATTGAGTCAGCGAAAAAAGAACATTTCTTCACCACCGATAGAAATATAAAGTTTGAACCACAACAAGCTTAATGTTTTTATCGTCAGACACTGAAAATGAGATTTTTTATGAAGAGCAAAAGACGGTAAAAAAAGTAAAATCAACTACAAACTATTTTGATGTCCGTGAAGAAGAAGCAGTTAAAGCATATATAATTGCTGAAACAAAATATGAAAAAGAAGTGATATATAATCAGTATCTTCGTAACCCACTCGATAAGATGATTGAGTCTATAATACGAAGATACAAGTTATATAGAAAGGATATGAATTACAATGACATTCATAGTGATACACATTCTTTTTTAATGACCAAGGTCGATAAGTTTAAACCGGCAAAAAATAAAAAAGCATATTCTTACTTTGGTACAATTTGTAAAAACTATTTAATGGGTCAAATATTAAAAGACCAAAAAGAAACAAATAGAAAAATATCTTATGAGGACATCTCAGCAACTTTAGAAAATAGACCTGATATGGTTTATTATTTAGAATTTGAAAAGATTGATGCCGAAAAAATTATCGACATATTTTTATTGGATTTAAAGAAATATGTAGATAATAATGATTTACACGAAAATGAGGCTAAATTGGGTCACGCATTAATTGAATTATTTGGTGACTATGGTAATATATTCATAGGTAACGATAATAATAAATTTAATAAAAATATTGTATTACTTTCTTTAAGGGAGATGACTAATTTAAATACTAAAGAAATAAGAGTTTATCTTAAAAAATATAAGGTGTTATATTTAGAAACACTTAGAAAAATACATAATCAATAAACAAATATTTATTGTTATGAATCGATCAAGAAAAAAAGAAATATCATTAAATAAGGATTCCGTTTTAGGTTTGATGCAAGAAATCTATAACGAATTAGTTGAACAAAGGGCAACCGCAATTAGAATCCAAAACAAAATGTTAGCGTTATTAAAAGACCCTGAAGACATGACTCTAATCGGGCCAGTTATTAAAGAACAACAAAAAATAATTAATGACACCATAGAAAAAAAGTTAACATTGTCTAAACTACAATCCACAATTTGGGAAAAATCTAATAACACAAAAGAGGAGAATTTTTCATTGTCAGATATGGACGAGGATTTATTACAAAATCTAATAAAGAAGGATGTCGATAATAGTCAAGACCAAAAATATAAATTATAATCATGGGTTTAGATTTAAGTAACGATTATGAAAAGGCTAAATCAAAAGTAAGTGCCTATCAATCAGTTGTAGAAAACAAAAAAAACACTGTGCGACAAAAAAAAGAAAAGGCAAAAACATCTACGGATAAGAAAAAAAGCGAAGTAGTTAAACAACTTAATGAATTACAATCAGGTAAAAACGAAAAGAAAAACGAAATAAAAAATGAAATAAAAAATCAATTAGAACAACTATTAGATTTATTTAAACAATCATTACCTAAGGACGGGAACCAATCATTATCAACAATAAGTAAATTTTTCTTAGAAGCCGCAGAAAAAACAAAAGAAAATATAAAAGGAATTTTAGTTGATGAAATTATTAGTACTATTGGTTGTTCTGAAGAACAATCTTACGAGGACAAGTTAAACCAACCAATTTATATTAAAGTAAATCAAATAGATTTATTTAAAAGATTAAAGTTTTCACCTGACGATGAAAACGCAAAATATTATTACGAAAATAATACAACAACACCGGGTTCAATACCTAGTAGTACTAATAGACAACTTTACGAAAGACTACTAAATTTAGGTCAGTCATATCAAACACAATATGGTACAGGTTACGTAGGACTATCGGGTCAGGATTTATTTGATATTGAATACGTTCAATTTTACCCATCTGTTAACCCCACAAATTTTGGTGACTTTTTTAAAGTAACTTTAAAACCTCAATTAAATAATGCAACTTCTGTTTCAGATTTTTTAACGGACTACTATGGTAGTATAGACGTATTACAATTTGATGTTCTTTCGACTGAAATTATGAATGCACTTACAGGGGCATTTGATTTTGGTCTGAAGATAACTGAAGATGAAATGAGAGAACAAAAAAAGTTTGACGTAATCCTAAAAAAAATAATGGGTATTTGTACCGACCCAACAAAAAAAATAGATGTGGGTGGTACCGCAAAACTTAGTGACCAAGACTATATTGATGATAATTTTTTTAATGTATCAAATCAAGAATTAAGGACAATAGAAAATAGTATCAATAATACAATTAATGGGGTTGTTGAGTTTGAAGGTTGTGATAACATTAAACTACCCATAAATTTATCAGGTACTAAACAAATATTAGATGAGGTTATAAGTAAAAATGGAGCATCAGGTAAAGTAGATAGGGTTATGGAATCTTTAGATGAATTATCAAAAGACCCTAATTGGAAAAATAAAATCCCTTCTTTATCACTTGATTTAAATTTAAAAGGGGCGTTAGATACAAGTCTTATCACTCAATTACCAAAAGTTGTTTTTAAAACTATATTATCACCTAAGGTTATGCTTGGGTTTTTAGTAATGGTAAAAACAATGAACAACCAATTTGCCAATCAATTAGATACGTCGTTTGACGACTTGCAAAATTTTATGAAAGTATTCAAAAAGTTTACTGTAAATTTTATGCAAAGAGTGACGGCTATTTTTATAAGAGAACTTTTTAGTATTGTTAAAAAAAATATTAAGCAATTAGTTGAGAGAATTTTAGGTGATATAGTAAAAGAAGCCAAAAACAAACAATTATTAATGTATTCATCTATTGTATATTCTCTATTGGTTTTAGGTAATACATTTGTTGATTTTAGAGATTGTAAAAGTGTTATAGATGAGATTTTAAAACTACTTAACTTAAGTCTTTCTAATTTAAATACAGGTTTACCATTGTTTGCATTAGCGGGGTCTAAGTTATTAGGAGGTGTTTCAGACACGAGAGCCTTTGCAAATGCCGTTGAGGGGATTCAAGCAGCAGGGTTACCAACTGGTGATGCACCTGACGGTTCACCAAATATGATGAACATGGCCATGATGGCAATGATTAAAGGACAAAATAAAGAACAGGCGGAAAATGGTAAAACAGAAGTTTACATACCACCATTAACAGTAGTTGTGCCACCATTTGGTGCTGGTCCAGGTATAACTAAACCATCAAAAGGTGTTGGAAAATCTTATTAAAATGACTGACGAAGAAGTATTAAATATATTAAAAGATTATAAAAATAAATCTAACAAACACTTAACTGATGTTATGGATTTTTTAACTAATGATTTTGAAAAGACTAAAGACTTAATAGTTAAACTAACATATCATTTAGATGAGACTGAAAAATCATATAATAAAGTTTTTGAAGAATACAAAAAAAGATTAAATAATGGATAACGAATTTCAACAAGGTCAACAAATTTTTTACGGTACTTGTATCGCAAATGATGACCCTTTAATGCTTGGTCGTATTAGGGTTGAACCTGTTATTCAGAACATCGCCGCAATTGAAAAATCAAACAATGGTTTTAATGAATCTTCAAAAGACCCTAACAAAAATGGTCCTTGGTCAGATTTAGACCCTTTTGTGTATTTACCATTATTACCTTACTTTGTAAATCAAGTTCCCCAAGTAGGTGAAAGTGTGATGTTATTTTACTATAACAAAATTAGTCAAACCGATAGGAATAAATACTACATGATAGGGACTTATTCTTCACCTACGACTATAAAATATGAAGACCAATCGTCATCTAAGACAAGATTAAATTCGGGATACGTTAACTCGACTCAAAATATTCCACCAATAAAGAATCAAAACGGAACTTTTAAACAAGAAGATTCTAAAGGTGTTTTTGTCGAACCAATTGACATCTCTATAAATGGTAGGGATTCCGCAGATTTAATTATTAAAAATGAAGAGTTACTTTTAAGAGCAGGAAAACATAAAAAATTCTCAAATGGTGAAATTCCTGTTGCCGATGACACTAGAGCATTTTTACAACTATCTAAATATAGTTCTAAAATAAGTTACGGAGAACCTACGGTAAAAACAAGATTGGTTAAAAACGAAATACCTATTAAATATTTAATAGAATATGATATAATTAATCCTGAAAATCAATTTTCGGCATTTACCGCAAGCATTTATATATATGCACTTAAAACAGATAGTAATACATTTTTAACTCTAACGTCTAACTTTGATGTAAATACAAATATAGATTTAACAGGAACAACGAATGGAGTAAGATTAATTAGAATGATTAATCTCCCAATTGGGTTAAATTTTGAAAACTTATCAAGAGAAATCAACGAGAGGTTAAAAAGTATTATAACTAACCCATCTCAAACTTTATTACAACCAAACCTAAAACAAAATGAACAATTTCCGTTTTATTATAGACCTAGCAAGAAAATTTTAGACCTTACAACTAAATTTACAGGTACAGGTGATTTAATAGCATCTGCAAATATGTCAAAACTAATGTCAATGATTAAAATTTCTGCGACAGACTTCACACCAGGGTATGGTTTAGTTTTAGATTCTAAACTTTCTTTAGAATTACCTTTTTCAATTTCAAGAGAAGCCTACGCACCAACAAAATCAGAATTAGTTGATAACACGGTTGGTTTGCTTGGTGCCTCTACTATTTATTTACTTTCACACGATTCAGAGATACCAGGTAAGGAAAAAATTGACCTTTCAAACACGGTATACGGTATAGACCAACCAAAAATTGTGGATAATATAGAACCAAATACATCTTCAATGGTCAGAGGTGAGGAACTCTTGCAACTTATGGAATTAATAGTAAGATTTTGTTTAACTCACGTTCACCCTTATCCATTGTTACCTCCATCGTCAGTAACATTAGACGGACTTTCAACCGACGATTTACTTGCAAGAATGCAAGAAGCATATCAAAAAGTTTTAAATAGTAATATTCGAATTAACTAAGTATTTATATATAAAAGTTAATATGTCAATTTATAAATCTTACTTTGATAAGTCTGATACGATAATTTACAACTCATATACAAATACAGGTAGAAACCCAATTGTAGAGTTATTCTATGGTCGTGCAAATAATTCATCAGCACCAATAGGGTTTAGTCGTTACCTATTCAGTTTAGATTTAACAGGACTAACACAAAACATTTCTCAAGGTTATATATCAGGTGGATGTAACAACACACTAACACACACATTAAGAATGACCAATACTTCTTTTTTCGATAAAGAATTATTAAACGACACAACATCAGAAGGTCGAAGAAGAGCAACTTCGTTTGATTTAGTTTTGTTAAGAATTCCAAAATATTCAGGTTCTACGGGGACAGCACAATCTTGGGATAGTGGTGTTGGGTATGACTATTATGATTTTGGAATCACCAATTTAAATGATAGGTCATTTTCAACAAGACCATCAAATTGGTTTGAAAGAACGACAATCAATGATTGGTCAACTCCTGGATTATATGACAATACAAACTCAATTACAGGATTAACCGGATTAAGGTATAGCGCACTCACTGTTGTGGCCACCCAACATTTTGAATTTGGTAATGAAGATATTGAGTTTAATATGTCTACTGAAATTAATAATATCTTAAATGGATCTTTAACAGGTGTAACAGGATGGATTATTGCGTTCTACCCTCAGGTAGAGAACCTTTCAGGAATGAGTGAAAACTACTCTGTAGGGTTCTTTTCGCCCCACACACAGACATTCTATGAACCTTTCTTAGAAACCTCCTACAATGACCTTATTTTAGACGATAGGAACTCATTCTATGCGGGTAATAACAATAATTTATATTTATATGTTTATCAAAACGGTAATGCCGTTAATTTAGATAGTAACCCGGTTGTAGATATTTTAGATGGTAATGGTGACCCAGTTGTTGGGTTTACAGGATTAACAACATGTAGAGTAACTAAGGGTGTTTATAAAGTGGCTGTCAATTCTTTTATACCAACAACGATACCTTGTGTTTTCTATGATTTATGGAGAGGACTTTACGTGAATGGGGTAGCAATAACGGACGTGGAAAATGAATTTGTTGTTTTAGAAAGAGGTGGTAATTATACTATTGGTACATCTACTCAAACCCCAAAACTTTACGGTTTTAGTTTTGATGGTATTAAGCAAAACGAAAAAATATTAAATACAGATATTAGAAAAGTTAATATAACTATTAAAAAGGCATACACTTCTAATCATATATTAGACAATATTGAAGCATACTATAGAATATATGTTAGGGAGGGTGCGAATACAGAGGTCCAAGTTCAAGATTGGACTAGAGTAAATAAAACAAATGATAGTTATTATTTTATGTTTGACACAACAGATAAAATACCAAATGAATATTTTGTAGATATAAAAGTAATTTCAGATAGAAATACTGATACATATAAAAGGACACTACAGTTCCAAATTGTTAATAAAAAATAGTTATGAGAAATTTAGATTTAATTATTAAAAAAGTTTTAAAAGAAGACCACAATATGAGGTCAAACAGATATATGTTCTTTTCTAATTTAGAACAAATGAGAAGACAATGTGATTTATTATTAGACTTAGACCGACAAATGGTTGAGGGTATTTTAGATAATGGTCACGATTGGGCTCAAGACCACATTTCAGAAGCAAAAAATAACATGGACCAAGTTTTTGATTTTATTATGAATGAATCAAAAAGAGATGGTATGGAACTATCAATGAATATTGATGATAAAAATATGGTAATGCAAGAAGGTCGTAAAAAAACTGGTACAAAACTTTGTGCTAGGGGTAAATCAGCGGCTAAAGCTAAGTATGATGTTTATCCAAGTGCGTACGCCAATGGTTATGCGATTCAAGTTTGTAAAGGAAAAATTAAAGGGTTAGACGGTAAAAAACAATGCTCAGGGACTTACTGTTAAAATGAACTTAAAATATTTTTAATAATTTTTTCTAAGGACTCATTTTGGGTCCTTTTCTTTTTTGGTTTGTATGAAGTCATAATTGGTTTTTGACCTTTACCTGTTTGAGTATCTTTTTTCTCTGCCTTTCTTTTTTGTGCACATGCAGCTCTCTTAGCCGAATCACTCATTTTACCAGCAACACCAACAGCCCTACATTTAGGATATGCCCCTTTATTAGTGTCAGGTCTCCCACACGGAGGATGTTTACCATCTACCTTCCTACAAATATTAACCCAAGGTCCTTTTGGTTGTTTAGACCCCTTAGGTTTTTTCTTTGTTCCGAACCATACAGCTAAATCTTCATTTATTACGTGAGCATCGTGGTTATTTAATTTGTAAGACCCGTCAGAATTTGGTTCCCAATGACCGACATATCCCTTTTTATTATTTTTAAGTGTTTTTTGTTTTTTATTATGATTAAATTCAGAATCAACAAAATTAGTGAATGGAGCCAACTCCGAATCTTTCCATTTTTTTAAACCTATCGCGATTGGTCCATTATATAGTCCCGCACTTGTGGATGTGGTCGTTTCGTTTAAATTAATACTATCTAACTCAACCCATTCTTTAATCGGTACAATGTTTTTATTTTTTCCTGGAAATTGATTTATTGGGTTACCCTCAACATCACTTAAAGTTGACTGTGGGTGATTTTTTATATAGTTATAAATTTTTTTTGCAATTTTTTCTTCCTTACCTATCTGTTTTTTATTTCTTTCCATCTTACCATCATATGAATCATATCCTAAATCAGGACTTTTGTATTTTGAGACTGGTTCAGTAAATGGTCCTAAAACATTTTTTTTAAAATATCTTTCACCCGGTAATAACGGTGCGATATAACTACCTCGTGACCCACCAGTGACGGTTGCTTCATTTATTTTCTTACCCATACTAATAAATATCTTAAAATAAAAAAAGGTCAGATTTCTCTGACCTTTTTCTTATTCGTATTTTAATTGATTATCTCAATTCTCTTAAGTCAAATGTTCTAACACCATCAACTGTGATACGACCATAGAAACGGTTGTTAACCATTTTCTTAGCGTATCTTGTCATTATACCTTTAATCGGTGTAAAGTTGAATGGGTTATACATTGTAGGAGTTAATTGTAGAGGTACGTACGGTGCGTAAACATAACCCGTATCAAGTAAAGATGTTCCTTTGTGTCCTAACAAAACTGTGTTTGGTGGGAAGTAAGGGTCACGGTATACTTGGTAACGTCCTGCTAATGTACCAACTCTTTCAATACCCATGTTGTACTGATCTTGCTCAGGAGCCGCGTTAGATACGTGGAAGTATTCTAAATCATCAAAGATTGCAGAGATTTCAGAAGAAACAACGATCCAGTTAGCCCCACCTCTCAATGTAGATTTGTGGATTTGTGCCGAAATTTGGTTAACCGCAGTTAACAAAGTTTGGTTCCAATCTTTTTGAGTGTATTGTGTTAATGGGTTAGCCGTTGTACCTCTTTTCCATCCGTTGTAATCCCAACGTAAGTTCCAAGCCGCACCTTTACGTAAGTCACGTAAAATTTCACGGTCGATTTCTGCGGCAACTTGCTCAGATAATAAAGCTGTTAATTCAGCTTCAGCATCGATGTTGTGGAATGCAGAAACGTCTTGTGCCAATTCAGGAGACCATTGTGCTCTTAGTTTTCTTTCTGTAACAGATACAGTAACTGACTCAAGGTCAAAAGAAACCTCACCAATTTTGTCTTCGAATTCTAATTCTTGGTATACTCTGAAAGTACAAGTAAATTGTGAACCTGCAGTTGCAGTACCAGCAATATTTAATGTTAATCCTGAATAACCATCAAGGGATGCTACACCAATAGAGCATGGTTGTTGTAAGTCAACTTCTAAATAGATTAAACCTGTAGCGTCACATAAATTATCATACGCTCCACCATTTCCAGGGTAAGAACCACTGTAGAATGTAGTATTTTGTTGTGAACCGTATTGTACGATACCTTTACCATATTTTTGAGTAACAACTCTAAATAACAAGTCACCTGAACCCATTCCTGAGAATGCTCCACCAGCAGTTGTTACTGCATTTACTCTTAAATCAGAAAGGAATGATTCGTTGTCCATTTCTTGTCCATCAGGTCCGATTAATTTACCAGCACCTGCAGAAGAGAATCCTGACATTACGATTAATGCTTTTCTATAAACTGGACCTCCGTCAGCACCTGTAGCGGCAACTTGACCACCTGTTAAAGTGTAAGCTGTAGGTACCATAACACCATTAGACCAAGCAACTGTAGTTGCGTTTTTAGTGATAGAAGAAAACGAACCTTTAGAATAGTCGAATAAACCTGCCGGGTCTAATGTCGCCTCATTACCTTCATAAAATCTATCGTAAAGGTTTTTGTCATTTGCTCCGTAACCAGCTTGTGCTTCTGCAACTGTTGGTCCGTTTTGTGCTCCAATAGCACCGTAGTGAATACCTCCACCAGCAGCGTTTGTACCACCTACTTGGTAAGACTGAATTTTAGGTACAAAGTAGAACAATTTACCGATAGGTAAGTTCATAGCTTGTACAGAAACTAAGTCGTTAGCCAATAATTTAGAGAATACACGTCTTACGATAGGGAAAACTACAGTTTCGAAAGAACCTGAACTATCTGTTGATGCCGCCTCGTTAATCAAATGTGACGCTTGGTTTTCATACAATTGCGCCATATTTTCTTTAATGTGTCCTTTAAGACCATCTAGGAACCCTAATTTGTCCCATTTGTTAATTGTGTCTTCTTTGATAACTTTAAGGTGTTTCAAACCGATGTTACCAACAAGACCTGATTCTAATAATGCTCCCATTTTTTTATTTTTAATTTGAGTTTATTTTATTTGTTTATTTTATTTTTGACATCAAATCTCTCATTCTCATGAATTGAGGATTCTCATAAGTTTTACTTTCAATCAAGTTTGAAGCAGAACCGTTAGATGGTGTTTTAATTACTTGTCTCTGAATAGATTCAGTTACAACTTCATTAGAACCTTTACTTCCGTCTAATTCATTTTTGATTGTTTTGTAAAGTGATTTTGATTCTTTGATAGATTCTACATTATCAAACCTTCTAAGAATGTTTATTTTTTCTTGTTTTGTTGTTGAATGTTCTGTGAACAATCTTGTTGAGTATGCCAAATTTGAGTTAAAAACCGCAACTTCATTTAATTTGTTTCTAAAGAAATCTAAAGCTTTTTTGTATTCTTCATTTTTCTCTCTTAATAAATTAACTTCTTTTGTTACACTTTCGTTAGTAGGTCTAACTTTCATTTTAGGAAGTCCTTTTCTACCTGAATAATTTCTACTTCCGTTAGCTAAAGTTCTAGCCGCTTCGGTAGTTTCAGCATCAACTGCGTCAAAATCATAATCCTCCATGTACTCAAGATTTTTTTCATCACCAGCCATGTAGTCACTTTCATTTTTAAAATCATCTAATGCGTCATAATCTTCATAGAACTCTTCATCCATCCAATTTTCATTGTATTCTTCATCAACATAAGGAGTTTCAAAACCTTCTTCGTCTAAGTAAGATTCAGTAACACCATGTTTGATTTTACCATATGAAAATTTAGGACCTTTACCTTTCTTTTCGGATTTAGTTCCGTCAGACATTTCTTCGTCAAAACCTTTGTTATTAACAGATGATTTATTCATACCAGATCTAACTTTACCGAATCCCATACCTTTTGGTTTGATGGTTTCATGAACCTCAAGTTCATAAATTTTTTCTTCACCATCTTCTTCATCAAGATAAGATTCGTCAGTTTCCACTTCTTTTGTGTCATCCTCTTCAAAGACTAATTCATAAACAACGCTTTCATTTGTATTAGTTTGCATCGCTTCCATGTTTTCTGAATCGCCACCAGCCAAATCAATAAGGTATTCGTTGTGTGTGTTGTTATCGGTTAAGTGGATATTATCACCATCTTTTTTAACAATGATACCATCTTCATCACCCATAGCCTTCCAAACTTTCAATACTTCTTCCGCAGAAGCTCCTGTCATATCTAATGGTGGCATTTCGTCTTCGTTATCAGTATCTGCGGTTTCTTCATCTGAGTATTCAAACTCATCTGTATCAACTTCAGCATCTACTTCTCCTTCCTCTGTACCGTCTTCTGTTCCTACAACATCATCTTCATCTTCAGGTGTTGTTGCGTTTCCTTGTTCTGCTTGTTCGTACAAAGATTTTTTTGTTGAGCCGTTTAATGACTCTCTTACTAATTCACTGATTTCTTCCTTCATTGTAGAAGCAAGTATTCCTTTTGCGTTTTCACTGATAGCTTCTTCGATTGACTTCATTTGTAATAAAGCCTCTTCAACTATCGAATTGTTTTTGTTTAAACTCATTTGTAAATTGCAATGCGTTATCGTTTATTTACAAATAAATATATCAATATGCTAAAAAAATTACTTTTTTGGATTATATAACCAAAAAAAATTAATAAGCATAAAAAAAGGGACATTAATTATATACCCCTTTTTAATAATATTAAAGATTAAATTATTCAATAACCTCGTCAATTTTACTTTCTACAATGGCGGTAATTCTCCAATCCATTGAGTAATTTTCATAAGCTTTGGTCACTTTAGCCTCAACGTCTGTTGGTGAATAACCTTTAACTAATTTTTCTTCTCTGATTTTTTTAATTTTACCAGTGTTATCATCAACCATGTCTGTTGTGATTTTTGCTACAAAATATTTTTCGTCCATTTTAATATAATTTTATTTACCTAAATAATCGGACAATCTTTTCATCAAGTCAATAGATTTGTCCATACCGCCGCAACATCACCCTTTGATGTGACAACTCCTCTTTCGTGAAAACCTGGACTTGTTAGTAATTTAATCTTACCCATTAAAACATTACCTTCCCACCACATATCCGTAATAATATGAGAAACTCGGTCTAAATCTATTAATGAAGATTCGGGATGATTTAATTCTGATATAGACATCCCACGTTTAATAATCTCTTGATATTTTTCGGCCTCTCTTTTTAATATTTTTTCAGGGTAAACTCGACCATTTCTGTTTGGGACTCCCCATTTTTGAAGTGTCGCATAAAATACAAAAGGTTTAGAGTGCTCCAATTGTCCATATGATTCTTTAATTACATCGACATTTCTTGGTTCATTTGGATTAATAATTCCAGCATCCCACTCAACTAAAATTCCTTTACCTGTATCGTTTGGTCCTAATATTCTCATAATATATTTTTTAGATAAATATTAGTCATTTATAAATTCTTTTATTTTTGTTTTACTTAATGTAAAATACTTACTGTTTTTTAAGTCGTCCATATATACAGACATAAGAATTCTTTTAATTTTGTCTCTTAAAATTAATGATTTAAAATCTATTGATTGATTATGTATAAACAAAGTGATTTCAAGATTTAAAAAACTTTTTTTATTTTTTTGTATACCACTTGTTCGTAAGTCTAAATCTACAATTTGTTTTCTTTCAAAAGTTTGATGGTCTACTACTTCTAATAACGTATGTTGTATTTGTCTTTTTATTTCCCCAATTAGTTTATTCCAATTTTGGTCTTCTTTTATGGGTTCAATCCATGTTTGTAATACTACGTAAACTGATTTAAAATTTTTTGAGTCAACGGTTCCGTAGTGACATTTTGCATCATCAAAAACATTTAGTTTTGATGTCTTTCCTTTTTTCATTCTTCATACCTTATGGGTTTATTGTTTTAATAAATGTAAGTGAAAAAATAAAATTTGTCAAAATTCAGAAAAGTGTGTATATTTATATATAAAAACAAAAAAAATATATGATTATTATTAAGGTAAAAAATGCCGGATCTATTGAACAAGCCCTTAAACAGTATAAGTTTAAAGTGTATAAAACAAAACAATTAGAAAAATTAAGAGAACGTCAAGAATTTACTAAAAAATCAGTCAAAAAAAGAGAACAAAATAAAAAAGCAAGTTATCTACAAAAAAAGAAAACTTTAGAGTCCTAATTATTTTTTATCTCCTTTTTTTTGTGTAAAAAAATCTAAAGAGGTTAACCCTAAACAACCAAAAGTTAATAACCCAATTGTCTCAACTAAAAGTGGTGAAGGTTCGTATTTTCCACAACTAAACATAGAGATAAAAAGTGATATAACCAGCGATATTGAGCACATTAATCCAACAAATCTTTTTGAGGATATCCCACCATTCGCCCCCTCCATCATAGATTTAAAAAAATTAATCATAAACCTTTGTTTAATTTTCTTAATTTATATAAATTATATTTGTCGTATTTAGACTCGTTAATTTTTTTAATTGTGTTCTCTATAGTTTCTTTTAAATCATTTTCTTTTGATTCATTTAATGACACTTTTAAATTAGATATTACACTTTCTTTTAAAGTATCAATTTCTGATTTTATTTCATTTTCAGATAACAAAGATAAATCTAACAATTCTTTTCTTTCTGATTCACTAATGTTTAATAACTCTTTATTTAATTTATCATTAGCCACTTTTAACATGGTGTTAAGTGGTAAATTAATAGATTCTTTAATTTGTTTTTTATCTTCAGAAATAATAGTATTAATAATTCTTTTTTTAGATTCTAATACTGTCTCTAAATTTTTAATAGATTTGTTATATATGGTTATATCTAAATCTTTATAGTTGTTTTCAGTTCCTTTATTAATTGAAGAAATCCATTTGTCAACTTTCATAAGTTCTCGTTCGTTATTCTCAAGTAGAATTTGAGAATATTCAATTGATTCGTTAATATAATCAATTGCGATATCATTACTTAATCCTTTTTTTTGTGAAAGGTCGTCATAAATATAATACAGCTCCGCTAAATCCTTATTTTCTAAAACCATAGATTTTAACTGATTCATATATGTTTTAAAAGTTGGTTTGCCGTATTGGTCAACGGACGCATTTTCTATTTTTGTTTTGATTGTTCCGAACGTGTTCATAATGTTTTTAATTATAAATATTTACTAACTTAGTAAATCCTTCAATTTATCGTTGATTTCTAATAATGAATTTCTTCCTTTTGCTAAATCCATATAATCTCCTCCCCCAAACAAATTTTCTTCTAATAATATATTCAAATCATTTTTGTTAAAACCTTCGGGAGTTACTGCTGCCCCTGCATCGGCCGGTGCTTCAGGGGTTTCTGGTGCTCCACCCATTGCTGCACCCATATCTGCACCTGCCTCAGCACCTGCCTCAGCACCTGCTTCACCTGCCGGTTCACCATCTTTTTTACCATATAACTTATCAATATTATCAAACAATCCCGTTTTAGTAATAACCTCGGCGGTTTTACCTAATTCAGCAGCAACTGCCCTTTCAATTCTTTGTTGTTGTATGTCTAATCTAATCTCATCATCAGAGAATCCTAATATATGTTTTTTAGCCCAAGATGCAGATACAGGAGACACCGTGTTTGGAATCTCAGCAACCGCATCTTTATATAATGTGATTTTTTCTTTCCATAATTCAATACCCAATAAATCAGATTGTTTTGATGGGTTATGTAATCCTAATGTAAAGTTTGTTAATTCATCTTCAAACCCTAATAAGAATAAGTGAATGATTGCAATTTTGTTTAATTCGGCAATCATACATTTTTGAATTCTATTAATTGTTCTTGCAAAACGAATATCTAATAATGATAAGTTTTTACCATCACCAACCGCCTCTTCAAAACCTAAATACGCTTTAGGTTACCTGTATGTGGGTCTGAAATTTGGTCCCTTTTAAATTTACTAGCAACTCTTTGTACATATGGGTCAACATCTTTATCATCCATATTCCCAACAAACACTTTAAACACCCTTCTTTCAGGTGCTCTCGATACACGATAAACTAACATCGCATCTTCAGATAATAAAAGTTGTTTCCAAATACGACGTGATTTTTCCAACATAGAAGTACCGTAAGGTAGTTTTCTATCGTCACCTAAAATTCTAAAATGAGCAATTTCCCATGTATTAAATTCCATGTTCTTTTCTTTCCAAGTAAACTTCAAAGCATCATTCTCCATTTCTTGTGAGTACTTATCAGGTTGGAACCTCATCCCTTTTTCTAATCTTTCTATTTGAATATTAGGTAATTGTTGGCAACCAACTACACCTTTTTCTGGGTCTAATTTTAAATAAACAAAGTTATCCCCAAACTTACAAGTATTTCTTGTCCACATAGGTAAGTTTGTACTAATATCTAATTTGTTGTTAAACAAATCGGCCAATACCGATTTAATTCTTTTTGATTCTGAATAAATTTGTAAAATATGACCATCTTTATCAGGTGTGGTAGACTCCTCCCCATATATGTCTAGTGCGGCAGAAATCTCAGGAGTATACTCCATTGATTCATAATCATAATATGACGCCATTCTTGTTGGTTCATAATAAACCGCCTGTTGGTATAGATTACCCTCAACTTTTTGCCATTGTTTACCAATGTACATAGTTTGCTGTGCTTGTAATTTTTCTTTTTCAAACTCAGTCTTATCCGTAGTTTTGAGTAGTTCTTTTTTATCAAACTTAAAAACAGGTGCTTGTTGGTCTAAGGTGGCACTAGGTCCGAAAACCTTACCTAATCTTTGCCATACTGTCATTTTATCTTGTGCCATAATTTTTTTAATTAAATAATAGTGTTAGTTGTTATAAATTAAACTGTTCTACCACCGAATAACCATAAATACTTTTCATAATCACTTTTAGTTACTTGTTGTCTACCATAGTTCATAGTATTATAGATATCTACAGGAACACCAGGATTAAAATTTTGAGAACTGTCTTTGAACATATTTGTTTCAGAGGTCCATGATTCTAACATCGCCTTTGTTTGTTCCGTCGCCTTTTCTAATTGAGCAAAAGAAGTCTCACCAACAAATATAGCCATCGCAAATGCCATGATTAAATCATCATGTTGGCCCTTTTGATGGTCAGGTCTACCGTTAACATAAACAAAAGTATTTAATTCGTTAAATAGTCTTTGTGACCTCAAAGCAAAATCAAACCTTAACGATTCTTCAAAGGCTTGGATAATTAAAACACGTTTTGAATTAAAGTTAATTCCTGGTATTTTATCTTGTGATTTTGGATCCCATTTCCATTTATCGGCAGGATTGACCCCATCGATATATAAATTTTTATAACCTAATTCTTGTAATTTTCTAGATGTAGAGACACCCATACCTCCGGTAATGTCAATAACAATAAATGCACTATACATTGTCCCCCACTTAAATGCAATTTCCGCCAAAACATCAGGCGGGACTTTACCAATATATTCTAAAACTTGTTCTCTATTATCAAAATCAATAATAGATAATGTACTAAAATCCTCACTATCCCCTCTTGATACGTCAACACCCATAATATATCTATGACCACTTACAGGTTCTTTCCATTGCCAAAGAGCACCTCCCATAAATTTATTTTCAGGTTCTCTAATATGATTTTCTTTTATTTTTTTCATGGTTTCGGCAGGTATAACACTATCCCCCGAACCTAAAAAGTTACATTCAAGTTCTTGTGATATTTTTCTTTTATCAAACTTTAACTTTTTAGCCATCGCCTCAAACCAAGAACTATAAGGTTTGTATCCCTCATGTTCTATTTTTCTTTTTATATCTTCAAAATCTCTATCACTAACTTTAGTTTCTGAATAATCTAATGTTATTTCACTATCATTATAATCACCCCTATTTAACATGTAGTGAACAATATCGTTACATTTAATAAGTTTTAAATCTTTGGAGTAACGTGGGTCACGAAACCAGTACATCTCTGTAATCTTAAAGTCGTTCATCCCTTTTACCGCTTGACTATAAATTGAATAATAAATTGGGTCAAATCCGTTTGGTGTTGAAATTACAATAACTTTACCTCCTGTTGAAAGGGACGCCATACAAGCAGACCAAAAATCTTCATCAGCGTTAATGTATGCGGCCTCATCGAATATTAATATTGTTGGTGTATAACCACGCAAAGCATCTTTTGATGTTGCAACTGCCTTTACCTCACAACCATTGGTTAATTTAAAGTGTCTTTGTGAATTCTTTTCGTTTGAAAATGTAACACCTAACCATGAAGGCCATTGGTCAACAAATGCACGGACCTTATTACCCATTTCCATTGCGGTGTCCATTTTGTTTGCAATAATTAGAATTTTTTCTGGTTTTGATTTTTTGGCAAACACCAATCTTTTTGATGCCCAAGCAGAAGTTACCGTAGATACCCCCGCCTGACGATACTTCAAAGCAATATTTTCTTCGCAAGTATCGTAGTCTTTAACTAACGTAACTTGGTCGTTAAACAATTCTAATGGAACGTATTTAGATTGGGTATTATCGTAAGTTTGTAGATAGGTTTTGAGTGCGTACGGAGTATCATTTACACATTTAGCGTACTCTAGTAATATTTGTTCTTTTGATAAAGACATTCATCATTATTTTCTTTTATTAAGGGACCTCATCACTTCACCTTTTGTTGTGTGTGGAGGTAAGTGATTTTGAATAATACTTAAAATACTTTCTTCTATTTTTTTAGACTTTTTTTGTTCATCACTTTTATTTATCCCTATATTTTTAACCGGTTTTTTTGTATCATCCACCCCACAATCCTCCATAAATTTATTAAAATCGGTTTGTATACCTTCTCTTTTAAATTTGTTTACCATATCCTTTGCGATGGATTTTCTATTGTTAATATCTTTAACTTTTTTAAGAATTTCAATAACCCCATCAATCATATCTTTTTGGTCATTTCTTTTAACACCTTTTTTAATACTTTCAGTTGCTTCTATTTTTTTTGGTAATCCTTTATGTTTTGTTGAAGCAAAATCCTCGAGGTCTTTTTTTGACATTTCTTTTGACATTTTTTCAACCGATTTCGAAACTTTTGACTTTGGGGTATCACCTTTCTTAACTGAAAGAGCTAATCCCATAATTTTTTGTTGTTGTTTTGAAACTGCCTTTTCTTGTAGTCTAGTTTCTGTTGGCATATTATCAGGACCCTGTTTCTGAATTGGATCTTGGTCGTCTTCACCTTTATTGGCATCCATAGAATCAAATTCTTCCTTTTCTTCTAATTCACCTTCAGTTGGTGTTGTAGTAATAATAGTTTTACCTCCTTGATTAGTTACTGTTGAACCCGCAATCGCTGTTTTTGCTCCTGTTGGTAATTCAATGACTTTAGAAGTCACTGTTTTTTCAACAGGTTTAGGTTGCTCATTTACAATTTTAGAATGTAACACATTAATTTGCTCTTTAGACAGGTTTTCCAAAGTATTAATTGAAAACCCCTCGTGTAAAAGTCTAACTAATTTAGGATTCATATTTTTCATCACTAACTAAATTTTTTTCCCATTTTAATACGATATCTTTTTCGTATAATTTATTCTCAACAGTTTCTAATTTGTCTCCAAAATGAAACACTAATCTTTTTCCTTCGTAATTATCAGGTTTTTCCCAACCTAAAGCAATTACACCATCAACCGCATCATACATCCCAAAAAAATCAGAGTTTTGTATACGTCATAAAGTTTTTCCTTCTGGTGTTACTTTTACTTGTTTACCGTTAATGTTCAAAACTAAATTTCCTTTATTTGTTTTACCAACTAAAGTGGAGTTTCTATAATCCTCTAAAAGACTAAGACCTTTTCTTTCTTGTTTTTTACTTACTGAAAATTCAATTAAATCTTTCTTCTGTTGTATTTTATTTAATTTTTCTTGTAAATAATCTACTTTCTTTTTGTTTTCTAATATTGGTCTTTCATCTTCTTTGATATTAAAGTATTTTGACAATACTTTTTCTACTTTTGATTCAGAAAAAATGGAATCCATTACATTTTGATAACCTTCTTTAGGTTCTTCTACCGGAGGTGCAGGAATCTCTTCTCCTTCAGGTGCTGGCGGCATTTCTCCTTCATCACCCATATCACCCATATCAGGCATATTCATTTCGTCTTCATCTGATAAATCAAAATCACCTTCATCTGACATTCCATAATCTTCATCAAAACCTTCTATCTTATCGACAATTTCTTCTCTATCGTCGTCGTCTAAATTTTTAATATCAATTGCAGAGATTATTGAATTAATAACATATTTAATATCTTGGGAATCCATCCCTTTATCTTTATCGAAAGCTCTAATTTTTTGACTTAATTTTCCTGTAAGTTTTTGAATCATCTTTAGACCTGATGGGCCCATTTCATCATCGTCCATTGTCGGCATCTCTTCACCTTCAGGTGCTGGTGGCATTTCTTCATCAGGTGCCGGTGGCATTTCTTCATCAGGTGCCGGTGGCATTTCTCCTTCAGGTGCCGGTGGCATTTCTCCTTCAGGTGCCGGTGGTAATGCTCCCGCATCAGGTGCCGGTGGTAAGGCACCCGCATCAGGTGCTGGTAAATTTTCATCACCTGCGGGACCTTCAGGGGTTTTCTTATTTGTTTTTAGAACGAATTTTTTTTTTCCTTGTTCCCCTAATAGTGGAATTTCAAATTCATTACCTTCGTTTCTATTAATTTCTGAAACAACTAAATTAAGTTTTTTCATCGCGTCTGAATATGAACGATAATATTTTCTACTCCTCATAGGTTCGGAGTAATCTAAATTAGATTCATTCAAACCTTTTTTGATGATATAACCAGATTTTTCTTTTACAATACCATAAAGGTTTCCATCTGCAAGACGGATAGTATAATTTGTAGTTGATAAATCATTATTTTCAAGTTTAGGTACATCATTGTATTTGGCGATTTCCATAATACGTTTTAATTTATCTAATCCTTCTAATTTTTCACTACCTAAAGGTCTCAAGTCTCCCATTTTATTTTTATTTTAATTGTTTAATCCGTTGAATCCACCAATAGTTATAGCACTACATTGATTTATTGTACCACCGGTAACATTTGACCAAACAGGTGTTGGTGTTGCAAAGGTAACTACATTACCTGCGGATGACCCTGAACCAGGTAAAAAACCAGTAACGGTTGTGGTATAATAAGAAGTACACGCTGATGTCGGCATAATATTTTTATTATATAAATATACTAATAGTTTGTATTTTTATTTTTATTCAAAATTTTCTTGTTCTAATGATAATTTTTTATCAGCAATCTCATTTTTAAAATTTTCTAATTTAGATATATAACCGTTTCTTCTTAAGAATTTAAAGACTAAATTTTCATAAGAAAACTCACCTTCTTTTTTAAGCCCACAAGTTCGATATTTTCTTAATTTATCTTTATATTTTTTTACTATTTTAATGGCATCATTTAAATCTTCGTTTTTAGCCATTTCAATAGCCTCATCAATAATATCCATCCATTGTTCCGCCTTGTCTTTAATTTTTTTAGTATCGATTTTAAAATTTTCTTTTTCAGGGGACTTAACCCATTTGTTATTCATAACAGAATAAACACCAGTACTAACCCTCCCTTTATTTAAATCCTCAACATAAAGTTCTGTTTCGTAACCTTTTATTCTTATATCATGAGAAGCGTTAAAAACAGTTTTTTTAAGTCTAAACAATTCTTCATATAATTCTTGATTTTTACCTGCTTCAGACATATCCATAACGACGTGGATATCAAAATCTGAAAATTCAGACCAGTTATATCCAACGAGTGACCCTATAAATAATACGTCATGTATAAAAAAATCAACGTCTAAATAATCAATAAATAATTCGCTAAGTTTTAATAACCTCTCCCTGATTTCAGGTCTAAGTTTATAATTTTGACCTTCACGGTCACCCATATACTTTTCATTTGGTATATACCAAATGTCTGGGTTTAATTCGTCTTGTAAATAAAAACTACTAATGATTTTACTATCACTTTCCATACCTATAAATACATTGGTTATTCTAATTCTTCCAATTTTTTGTATTTGTATGTTTTTGATATTTCAGTATTAAAATATTTTCCTTGTGATTCTGCCATTCTAAATTGTGCATAAATTTTGTGAGGTACCTCTTCGTACTCGTACATCATACCATTTTTGAATGTTGCGATTAGTTTGTTTGTTTCAGAGTCGTATTCCGTTTTTATTAAATTTGATGATTCAATCTCACAAATAATTTTTGTACCTACTATATCAGTTCTCGTTATTGCCATCTGGTTCTCTTAATGGGGTTATGTCATCTATATGACTAAGTTTATCCATAATATAATAATGAACTTCGTCTCCGTCAACATCAAAACCGTAATCTTTAATTGTTTGAAAAATTTTACGCATTTTTGGTTGAAATTTAGAATGTAATTTCAACAAATCTTGGGGAAAATATCTTGGGCTTAATAAATCTTTATCTGACCATCCCTCTCTTTGGAATATTTTTCTCATGTCAAAATAATCCTGTTCTAACTCTTTTGTTAATTCCAAACTATCTACAAATTTTCTCCAAGCTTTCATAACTATAAATATACGAAAAAAAAATCCACCCTAAGGTGGACTTTTTTATTTTAGAGCATTTATTTTGTCACGGTATTCTATCGCCTTTTCATAATCTTGTTTTTCAACACACTCACTTAGTTTTTTCTCTAACTCTGAAATCTTTTCTTTGTTCTTTTCTAATGTTTTAATTTTGTCTCGTAACTCAACCGCTTTTTCAAATTCTTGCTCCGCAACTGCTTTTTCTAAATCATTTTTTAAGATGTTTAACTCATCACTTTTTTGATTAGAATTAAATCCTTTACTCATATATGTAAAGGAATACTTCCCATCTGGCGATTTATATGTCCTTTTAGTCCAATTATTATCATTAAAGAAATCAGACTTGAAGGAGAACATGTTGTCAAACATTTTATCAAATTCATCCCAATTAATCATTTTATATTTTTTTATAAGTTTATTTTATTTTTTACAGACCATTTTGGTGCCAAACATAAATATATGACAAAATGTCAGTAAGTCAAATAACTAATATGACAAAAAGACAAAACACGTAAAAGATTGATTATTTAATTAGTTATGTTTAATATTTTCTAAAAACAATATTATATGATAGACTCAGCAGACGGAACGGAAAAACCAAAAAACAAAACTCAAGAAGGACCAACAAAAACACCTGTTTTAGATAACTTTTCAAGGGATTTAATTAAGTTGGCTGAAGAAGGTAAACTTGACCCTGTAATTGGTAGAGATGATGAAATTAATAGAATTGCACAAATTCTTTCAAGACGTAAGAAAAATAATCCGATTATATTAGGCGAACCAGGTTGTGGTAAAACCGCAATTGTTGAAGGTTTGGCAAAAAAAATATTTGAGGGGGACTGCCCACAAAATTTGGCAAGTAAAAGAATTGTATCGTTAGATATGACATCTATAGTTGCAGGAACAAAATATCGTGGTCAGTTTGAAGAAAGGATGAAAGTTATTATTGAAGAACTATATGCCAATCCTGATATTATTATTTTTATCGATGAAATACATACAATGATTGGTGCAGGTAACGCCTCAGGATCTATGGACGCATCTAACATATTTAAACCAGCTCTTTCTCGTGGTGAGTTACAATGTATAGGAGCAACAACATTAGAAGAATACAGAAAAAATATTGAGAAGGATGGGGCATTAGAAAGAAGATTTCAAAAAGTGATCGTCGATCCGGCAACAAAAGAAGAGACATTACAAATTTTACAACAATCAAAAGATAGATATGAAAATCACCACAAAGTGTCGTATAGTGATGATATTTTAAAACTATGTGTTGAGTTAGCTGACAGATATATAACCGATCGTGAATTTCCAGATAAGGCTTTTGATATTATTGATGAGGTAGGTGCTCGTTCTCAAGTTGAAATAAAATTACCTGAAATTATTGAGGAACTTAAAAAACAAGCCCAATTAATTAAAGAAGAAAAATTAGAAGTAATTAATAAACAAAAATATGAGGAGGCGGCAAATCTTAGAGATAAAGAAAGAAAAATATTATCAGATTTAGCAAAAGAAAAAGAAAACTTTGAGAAAAATCGTGACCAAAACAAAAGAGTTGTTACGGAAGATATCGTTTATGACGTTGTATCACTAATGACTAAAATTCCAATTAATAAAATTACAACAGATGAAACCCAACAATTAATTACACTTAAAAATACTTTATCCACAAAAGTTATCGGTCAAGACGATGCTGTTGCAAAAATATCAAGAGCAATCCAAAGAAATAAAGTAGGTCTTAGTGACCCAAAAAAACCAATATTTAGTGGGTTATTAATTGGTAATTCAGGTGTAGGTAAAACTGAATTGGCTAAACAATTAGCCAAACATATGTTTAATAGTGAAGACTCACTTATTCGTTTAGATATGAGTGAATTCTCAGATAAAATCGCAACATCAAAACTTACGGGTACCGCTCCAGGTTATGTTGGTTATGAAGATGGTTCACCATTCTTAAACAAGATTAAAAACAAACCTTATTCAGTTATCCTTTTGGATGAGATTGAGAAGGCACATCCTGAAATATTTAATGTATTTTTACAGATGTTGGATGAAGGGTTTTTAACTGACGGTCACGGTAGAAAAATTAACTTTAAAAATTGTATTATCTTAATGACCTCAAATGTTGGTACTCGAAAAAGTTTGCACCTGAATTTATTAATCGTTTTGATGATATTGTATATTTTAAAGATTTGAATCAAGATGATTTGTTAAAGATTGTTGATTTAGAGCTTAATAAATTTTATGAAAGAATCAGTAAATTAGAATTCCAAGTTGAAGTTGATGATACTTTGAAAAAACATCTAATTGAAGTTGGTACAGATACTCGTTTTGGGGCTCGTATTCTAAAACGAACTGTCCAAAAATGGGTTGATGATGCTATTACAGAAAAGATTTTAACAGATAATCCCGATAAAGGGTCGACGTTTATTTTAACGTATAATGAAAAAGATAAAAAAACTGACGTTAAAATAAAAAAACCCACAAAAAGAAAGAAATAAATTTTGCAAATGTTAAAAACTTTTGTACATTTGTAAAAAAACTAAAAATGAATTTAGAAAAATTTAAAGAACTCCTTTCAGTCCCAACCAAAACATATCAAGAAGAAGATATGGTGGAGTTTATTTGTAACGAGTTGGATGAGATGGAAGGAGTTACTTTCTATCGTGATGAAATGATGAATATATACGCAACAAAAGGCGTATTGGAAGAAGGAGAATATTACCCTATGTTTATCGCACATACAGATACGGTTCATAGTAAAATTGATAAGATTATCGTTAAAGAAGAAAAATTATCAAGACCGAATACTTTTGGTAAAACTTTTGACGACACTTTAGTTGATGTTTTAAAGGCGTACGATGAAAACGGTAACCCAACAGGTATTGGTGGTGATGACAAATGTGGTATTTTTATTTGTTTAGAATTACTTAAACAATTAGACAAAGTAAAAATTGGTTTATTTGTTTCAGAAGAAACAGGCTGTCATGGGTCATCAAAATGTGATGAATCATTTTTAACTGATGTGGGTTATATTACACAATATGATGCGCCAGGTAATCACTTAATTACCGAGATTTGTTCGGGCGTTCGTTTATTTGAAAGAGATAGTGAATTTTTTGAAAAAACATCAAAGGTAATAACTGAGGCTTTTGGGAATGAAATGTTAGTTCAATCTCACCCTTATACTGATATCTCACAACTTAAAAAGAAAATTGATGTTTCTTGTATTAACATGTCTTGTGGATATTACAACATGCACTCAAATCAAGAATTTATTTCTATCGAAGATGTAAAAAATGCAATCGAGGCTGGAAAAAATATGGTTTTTGTATTAGGACTTAAAAAATATCAATACGAATACAAACCAATCGTATACACACCTAAAACAATCATGAATTCATTTGTAGAAGATTTAGATGATGATGATGTGGATGTATTTGACTATCGAGATGATTCATTTCACCGATTGGATACAATTGATGTGTATGAAGAAAAAGATGGTATTACATTAAGTGATTCTTATGATGATGGTTTTTTATTTATTCCTGATGAAGACTTAATAAGTCTTTATGAAATTATTCAAGAAAGATTAATGAGTAAAAACTAATTTCTATACGATAAAGGGTCAAATAACTGTGGACTATTCATAATATCAAATATTGATTCTATTGTGGTTACGCCATTTTTAACATACCAGTCTTTAGCGTTTTTAATTCTATAATTAACTTTCAAGGTTTCTTTATCGACATTTTGAATGTAAATTTCATAATTTGGCGTTGCAATTTTTTTCCATTTTCTAAATCCTATTTTATCTGATATAATAGAAACAATTTTTAAATATTTAGAAAACTTACCTTTTGACTCACTTTCCATTTCATTTAATGAATCAAGTAATCTTTCAAGTGAGCTCAAAGATTCTCGGTCAAATACACGTTTAAATTCATCGTTATTCCAAGCATTATATTGAATCTCGTAATATTCAGGTGTGTGATTTTTAAATTCTTTTCTGATTGCTTCAATCATCAAATCAAGTAAATTATCATCAGGTGAACCATGTCTTACAAATAACATAATAGCAGGTCCCCAAGATAATTCATATTTCCAAAAACAATGTTTGGTAGAATAATTTTCGATACCTATTTCTTTTAACCCGTTACAGTAATGGTCTTCTATATATTGTGGGGCCTCAGATGAAACAGCAGCATAACTACCATTAACAAATGCTGCTTGTAGGTCGTCTGCAATATTTGAGTCCATTACTTCTAAAACATCTGATATTTCAGAAAAATCTGCAGTTCTTTTAAGTTCTACTGAACCATCTTCCCAAACATCAAAGTTTTTTAACAATTTAGGTTCGAATTTTTTAAGTATTTCATATAAAACTTTTGCAGACTCACCTTTCAATGCTTCAACAATATACCCTTCGGACCAATCATCACTTGCTCTATCCCAAAAATCCCATTCCCAAGTTCCACGATACATAGAATCTAAATAATCGGCCTCATAATACCCGTCAGTTCCTTCATCACCATATTCTTCAGGAAAGAAAAATCTTAAAAACTCATCAAGACCATCAAATGTAAAATGAAGACCATCTTGTCTTACTTCAATAATATTACCAAAATCTTCACCTTCAGAATTATAAAAATCAACCTCATAAGGATTGAGTTTTTTCTTATTAAGTGCAAGAATTTTTTGGTAGTCGGTTAATTCTACATCATCATCATCTTCGTCTTGTTCAAAAATATCTAATATTTTTTGCATATATTTATAAATATATTGAAAGGGTAAAAGAAAATACTTATCTTTGTTATATAGTTCTTTGAAAATAGTCATTTAAGATATATGGGCCTATATCGGAATTGACGGGCGTTGGTTGAACAAATAGGAGCACGTAGGGACTGAATTAATCTCTTTAAAAACTGATTCACATTATATACGGCAACGTACTTGATAACCTTTCAGTGGTTGGTTTAATTGCAACTGAGCAAGTTACTGTAGCTTAAGTAAAGCACGGAAACGGGGGGTCGGCAGACATATAACCTAGCAACAGAAGTCGTAGTATGTGGTGGATTACTATTGAACCCAAAATCGAATAGTAACCATTGGTTGTTGATTTACGATGGTGAAGAACAAATCAACTATTTTGGAACATTAGAAAATGTTAACCTAAACGTGTAGTTGTCTTTTGGACAAAACGAGCCGGACGTGGGAGTCGGAGCCCACTAGGTCCACCAATTAGAGGGAGAAGAATTCATTAATGAACTTCTCCCTTATTTTTATCATATCTTCAGTATATTTACCATTTCTTGGTGTTACTTTTTTATAATCGTTAAGAACAAGATTTATTTTTTTACTTTTTTTGTAATGTTTGGAATTGATGTTTTCAACAACCAATAACCCTAAATTATATCTATAAATTAAATTATAACAAGTTGAGTGGTGTTCTTCCTTTGATGTTCGTTTGGTTATAGTCCCTTTACCTGAAATTTGATTGTCTATAAATTCTTTTATATCCTCAAGTAATTTCAAATCTATGTTTGTAAACCCGACACAAATAGTTTTATTTTTACCTTTATTCATTGCAGATAATGTAATATGTCCATCCGCATCAAAAAATCCTGATATATATTCCCAATTCATAATAGTGTTTTTATATAAATATCTTGGAGATGGGGTAAATAACTAACATTTCCAAAAAATATTTTCAAAAAAAAAATAAAAGTCATGAAAAAGTTCTTATCTATCACAAATGCGGTTGTTATCAATGTAGTTCTTTTAAGCGTTTTTAAAGCAACGTTCAACCCATTCAATCTTCCACTTTTAGAACTTAAATATTTTAATGGGTTCAATTTATTGAATCTATTTTCACCTGACCCAGTTATTAATATTTTGTTAGCTTTCAGTTTAATTGGTATGGTAACATTTAATCTTAAATTGATTAAAAAATAAATTTTTAAAAAATAAAAATGGGGTAAGTTATTAATTTACCCCATTTATATCATATAGATTAAAAAAATTTATTTTCCACGTAATGTTCGGTCAACTACATCGCGAATACCACCAGTTTTTATACCTTCAGCAAAATTACCCGATACGTTTTGTAAATGTTGTTGAATTTTAGATACAATTTGATTAGTAGCTTTATCTAAAGAACCTAAATCTTCACTACTATATGATGCCATATCAGTCGATATCCAATCACCAATAGTATTAAAATGACGTCCCCATTCAGCTTTAATTTTTGGAGAGGTTTTACAAATATTTAAAACGGAGTCATAAATTGCCTTATTTTTAATCATTAGTACAGCATTTAAAACTGCTTGGTCGTCAGTACCCATTCCAGACATAGCTTTCCAAATGGCTCCTACAATTTTTTGAGCTAAACCTAAATTAGGGTCACTATTTGCAGACGTAGCTTCCGCTTCGTTTATAACTCTTCTAACTATTCGAGCCAAATCAGACTCAGTTAATCTTACAATTCTTTTCATAATTTTTTAATTATTTTAATTTTTTTATTATCTTTGTTATATAAATACGTTTAGAATTATAAAAATTCTTTGGTTTGGGTAAAAAACAGAAAAATA